GCGATAATAACTTGATCGCCCGCAGAAGGGCTTGCAGGCAACGTAATCGTAAACGCGCCTCCAGCAGTGCTTGCAATAACACCCTCATTCGCAGACATGGTGTAGTTTGCAGTCTTAACCAAATAATCAATGCCGCCGACTACATCACCAAATGATAGTGTTCCACTACCGTTCGTAAGAAGTGCTTGCCCAGTTGTTCCATCGCTACTCGGATAAGTAAGAGAATTAGCTACTAAAGCAGTAAACGTACCAGCGGCTGGAGTAGATCCTCCGATAGTTACGTTGTCCGCAGTGCCGCCATTAATGTCGGCGGTGGTTAGCACCGCACTCGCCATCGTCACTACACCTGTCGAGTTAGCAATAGACCCTGCCGCCGTGCCGTCCTTGGCTTTTAGGTTGGTAACTTCAAGGTTGGTTGTGTCAACGGTGGTGGCATTTACCGTGGTTGCATTTGCTGTGGTTACGGTTAGCCCCGTGACAGTTAGGTCAACATTAACGTCCGTAACCGTTGCGCCTGACCCGCCGCCATTAAACTTCAGCAGGACATCTGCTCCGCTAACGATCTCAAAATCATTTGAGGCGTTATAGGTGCCCTGAAAAACAATAACAGAGCGACTACCCGACAGGCTGTTGCGGATGTGGACAATTTTCTCGGCATTGTTAGGCGTAAGCTGAACATACGCCGTGCCACCCAAATCGCCGCCGTCAACAAACTCAATGAATTTGTTTCTTCCGTTAGAAGAGGCGCCGTCCGTTATAGGTAGGGCGGTAGGCGACCCAGAGCTTCCAGCAGACGACAGCGTAATGGAGATAATCCCGTTGACGGCTTCATCAAGCAGGTCTAGGTTGGTATTGGTCGTAGTGCCCCATGTTCCTGACTGTTCGCCAGTAGCAATCTTTTCAATACCAAGGTTTGTTGTGTAAGTGCTAGGCATTAATCAATCCTCTTTATGCCGCAATTTCTTCGTAGTTTGGCGTCTGCGACGGCGCTATGTTTGAGTAGCTTGGTGTTTGATCGGGAGCAATCGACCCCCAAACCAAAACATTTGTAACTTCTCCTGTAGCGGCAACGCCCGTTACCTCTACATTTTGGCCTGTGCCCTCCGATACAGTGACAGAACCCACCGCACCTGTGGCGGCAATGCCCGTGACAGACGCATTTGCACCGCCTGTGGCCGTAACAGAGCCCACCGAACCCGTGGCAGAAACCCCGGTAACAGAAACAGAAACATTTTGAGCGGCGTTGACGGTGACAGACCCCACCGCGCCTGTGGCGGCAAGACCAGTAACCGACAAGTTTACATTCGTAATCAGCGATACGGTGCCAACAGCACTCGTTGCAGAAACCCCGGTAACAGAGGCATTTACACCGCCGTTGATTGCGACTACGCCTACGCCTCCAGTAGCACCTGCGTTAGTATTGCTACCTTCGTTCCACCCAGCACTGCCCCAGCCGCCACGACCCCAACCAGTAAACGGGACAGTTGCGTCAGACATTACGCTATCCGGATAATTGCGTTGCTCGCGTCAGCCGTGGGGAAAACAATAGTAAAGTCTCCGCTAGAAGATGTTTTATCTGAGCCGAAATCCAAGACTACTACCGTAGGGTCTCCACTGGCGCTGTCGTTGTATATTAACGCGCCTCTAGCCGTGAGCGACGAAGAGCTAAACGTCAGGTCTGAAAAGTCTGTGAGCGCAGTGGTGCTCGACGTAGTTGGATCAACCCGCGTAAGGGTTCCTCCGCCTGCCGTGTAGCCTGTCCCGCTAATCTCATTACTGGTCGTATACGCGGTTGTAGCGGCATTAAAGCTGGCGCTATTGGTATACATGGCCAGCTTAAAAGTACTGCCACCAGAGTTTTTAAAATTGTGGACGCCTTCAAGTAATTCTTTTTTGAAGGATGTGCACATAAAATTGCCACTAAACGCCATTTAAAGCCTCCTGATAGCTTCGGCTAAGTCTTTTTGCCCTGCATCAAGCAAGGCGTTATAGATGGTTGTGCGATCAGAATTAATCGCCTCTTGCATGTAATGCAATAAAACAGAGCGAATCTGACTGCGATAGGCAAGAGCCTGCTGTTTTAATGTGGGGTGAGCGGTGTCAGACACAGATAAAATACGATCTAGACACCTTTCTGCTATCTCTTCTGGGGTAAAACCCCTATTGCTGGTAGTTTCCACCCCAACGGTACCAACCTCCAGTTCAAGCATTAGGTTCGCATCTTCCTGACCGCGCCACTGCGATAGCTGTCAGTAGTGCTATATCCCTCTCCTAGCTCTTCCAGACGCTGAACGGCGTCTTCATACCTCTGGGCATACAACTGCATTAAGTCGGGATCACCCTTGAGGTAAGTGTAAGCCTCTACCAAGCAACCATACAGAAGGGTTGACTCTGCATTGGTGCCCAGCCAGCTTGTGCCTGAGCTTGCAGTGGTGATGGACTCGGGCTTGTGGAAGTAATGAAGCTCAACAGCAAAGTTGCTGTTTGGCGTTGGGCCAATCAGGAAGTAATCTTCACTAAAAGCGGCGTAAGTTTTGGGCACCCCTGTCGTGGTTGAATCGGGATACGCCTCACGCATGTAGTTTACATCCTTGAACAGAAGATACTCGTACCCAGAATTGTTTATTGCCAGCGAGTATGCTGACAAAAAATCCGAGGGCATTGCTAGGTAGTTGTTGCCAGAGGTCATGGTCCCCGTGACGTTTTTCCTAAAATCCGGAAGCTGACAGCGTTTTAGTATCCTATCTTCCGCCTGAGTGATGATTGTCGGCAGATTATTGACAAAGCTAGTCTCGTTCGACTCAACGTAGTCTTGAATGGTTTGCTTTAGCGTTGTAAATGTAAAGCTCATACCGTGTTCACCTTATAGCCCATGCCACTGTGGTTAGTGCAATATGTGTAGAGCGTTGGCGCGCCTGAAGCCACAGTAATCTGGGTATAGGCGCCTGAGCTTCCCGGTGTGCCAGAGGTCGTTACTCCGGTCGTGTATTCGCTACCGCCGCCGTGCGAGCCATTAGATGTGGTTGAAAAGCGCAGTGGGTGACCAGAGTTACTGGCGGCTGACTGGTCAAATCGGTAGGTTTGACCCTCACTAATATTGACGCCACTTGTCCCCGGCAATGTTCCGTCTTGATAATATTTGTTGCCAGATCCGGGGTTGCTTACCGTTATCGCATAACTGGTTACGTTGACGCTTGCCGTAACACCGCCTCCAGCGGCCTGACCAGCGACTCCTGTAGGATATACAAGCGTATCTTGCAAGGACACCGTGACCCCGTTTACAGCCGAATCTCCAGCAAGCCCCGTGGGGTACACAGACACATCATCGGATGCGCCAATTTCAATGCTTACGCGACCGACGTGCCCTGACATGTCGAGACCAACAGTGCGGCTACCCAGAGCAGTATCGCCGCCACCCACAGGGTTGAACGCAAATAAAGCTCGGCTTTCATCCAAGCTATTGTCGGGTCTTGGGTTCCGAAGAGCTTGCGGATCACTCGCATTAACATCCCCCAATTTAAGCTGAGGCTGATCTTTATCTACAACATCGCGACCAACAAGCAGTCCATTCCATCGGCCATCTTCTATCTGCTTAACTAAGTCCCTGATCGGATAGCGAAAGCCAGTCCTGTCGCAAAACCCGTAAGCGCGCTTGCCGGTTACATAGCTACTCATAAGTCGTTATACCCACCGGGAGCCATATACAGGGCCGCTTTTTCGCGAGCAGAATCAGCCGCCAAAGACCACTGCTCCTCATATACCTGCTTGAGCATCGGAGCCATCTGCATAGATTCTGGCCGCTTGCTGGCAATTTGGTAGGCAAGTCCCGACACCAAACAAGGCAAGAATCTTGCCGGCACATCCATGTTGTTTGATGCGGGACTGCCTGTGTCTTCTATCCGTTCCATGTAGTAATACTCGAACGTATAGCTTTGAGTCGCATCAGGAACCGGCCAGAAATGCACGGTAATCCCAGTGGGCTTGCGTTCAACGTAATACTGCAACGGACGCCCCTGAGTCAGCTTGTTTGTCTGGTGGGCATACTGGCTCACCGAGATTCTTTGCATCGTCAGGTCTGATTGCTTTGAGGTGTTGCCTGCGTCTGTGCGAAGCAAGCCTTCGATAATGTCTAACTTGTCAGCACTAAGGTCGTATGACGAAGTTCCTGCGGTGAGAGCCTGAGAGGTATTTCGTACCGTCCAGAGATTAAGG